ACAAATCTCTGAGCCTTCTATGCCTACTGAAGAATCAAGCCTCCAAAGCAGTGCCATGACAGATGCTCCGCTAGACGAGAGCCAGATGGCAGATGTTCCAATGGTGGATATGGATCAGGTTTTAAGAAAGAAGCTAGGAATGTCTTTCGGTAATTATGCCGATGCTATAAAATCTAGAAATAAGAGGCTGAGAGAAGAATATGGAAGTCTAGACAATGCTTACGATTTGTTAAGAGAGGGGAAAATATCTAGAGATGATGTGTTTAGAGAAAGAGATGCTTTTAGAGAGTTTGGTAGCGGTGCAGGATTGTTGATGCCTCGCCAAGAGGGCGGAATGATAGGCCCCCCTGCTCCCCCTATGGATGATCCATTACAAATAGGAATGCGACAAGCGAATCCTGAGATGTATGCAGGTCAAACACTTGGTGGTATGAGTGCAGAAGAAGCACTGGAGCAAGGCATTATGCAGAGTCAAATGATGAAAAATCAGGCAATAGAAGATAGTGCTATGCAGTCTTTGCAGTTGCTAAGATTGCGAGCTATGATGGCCGACCCTTCAATGCAAGAATCTATAAATCCAATCTCTCTTGACTCTCTTATAAACACGCCAATGCAGTCTGAAGGTATGCAGATGCCAACTATGAACAGAGATATGGAAGAGATGTTAAATATGGAAATGATGAAAAGAGGCAGAGAAGCATTGATGCGGGGAATGATGAGAGAAGGTCAGGAAGACCCTCTTGAGGCTTTACGTTAAATATGGAAAAAGACTCAAGGGCCGTATATAACGAAGAGCTATACAGGCAGTGGAGAGACTCACGCTCCGATTGGGACACAGAAGCTCGTAGAGACATTGATTTTTATCTTGGGAATCATTTTAGTCAGGATGAATCTGACGAACTAGCACAAAGAAATCAAGCAGATATACCAATGGATAGGATATCTGCGGCTATAGAAAAGTTCAAAGCTGTTCTTACATCTCGCCCTCCAGCATTTACCATAACTCCTAGAGAAGATGCCGATGTTCAAGTGGCAACCTTATGGAGAACGATCATGGGTTATATATGGCAAAACTCAGATGGTGACTGGCAAATGAAGCAAGCCATACAGGACTATGCAACCACTGGAATGGGTTACATGTATGCTTACATAGATTCAGAATCAGATTTTGGTAGAGGTGATGTCAAGTTCACATATATTGACCCCTTCAGAGTTTACGCATCTCCCAGCTCAAGAGATAGGTGGTTCAGCGACTCGGATGGTCTTATCCTTTCCACCATCCTAACAGGTGAGCAAGCCGTCAACCTCTACCCTGAATTAGGAGATAAAGTAGACCCCTTAACAGGGGAAACAATACCGGGATTGATAAACGACATATCTGGTTTTACATACGACGAAGAAGATTACCCATCTTCTCAAAATAAAAATTCTATGTCTGTGTTTACACCAGCGGATGTAAAAGATAAAGATTACTATCAAGTAAAAAAGTATCAAGTATTAGAAAGATTTTATAAAGTTAAAGTTCCTTTTTACAGGGTTATCAACATGAAAACCCAAGAAGAAGATATTTTATCTCAGGAAGAGTACGCTGTTTTCTTTCAAACAAACAGCGAAGCAATAGAGATTGGTTCTTACAAGGCGATAGAGGTGCTACAGACTAGAGTAAAAGTTTGTGCTTCTATGGGTGAGGTTGTGCTATATGAGCAAATATTAAATACAGATGACTATCCGATAGTCCCGCTACCAAATATATGGACTGGCACACCATACCCCAAGTCAGATGTCTCAAGAGCAAGGCCTATGCAACGCCTACTAAACAAGCTTTGGTCTCTAGCCCTTTCACATGCACAGGCTTCGGCTGGTTTAAAATTATTAGTACCTCTGGGTAGTGTGGATGACATAGATCAACTAGAGAAAGACTGGGCCAATCCCAATGCGGTTATCGAAGTCGATTCATCCCAAGGCGAACCGCACTACCCAGCCCCCCAACCATTAGCTGGTGAGTTCTATAGACTGATACAGCAGTCAGAGTTTTATATAGACTTTATTTTTGGTCTTCCAGAAATGATGCATGGATTTGCTGAGAAAGCCCCTGAGACTATGAGGGCTACTGAAAGAATGATTGCACTTGGTAGTGAAAGGCCAAAGTCAAAACTGAGAGATATAGAGTTTAGTATCAATAAACTTGGTAAAGTTTTGTATAACCTATCTAAAGGGCACTATACTTACAAAAAGATTTTTAGGCTAACACAGCCAAATAACAATATTACAGAAGTAATGGCTAATTTTTATACTGATGTTTCTGGTGCAATACTGGATTTGAAAAAAGAAAGGCACATGTTAGACCAGCATGATGTAAGAATAGAATCTGGTTCTACTATGCCGTCTAGTAAGTATGCAGAGCTTGCAGTATATTTAGAGGCATACCAAATGGGTATTGTTGATAAATATGAAGTATTAAAAAAGAATCCTGAACTGTTTGATAAGGAAGGAATTATGAGAAGAACAGAAGAAAAGCAGTTATTGCAACAGCAGATTCAGGCTATGAGCGAACAAATAAAGAATTTGCAAGGTGACTTGCAGACAGCCCAAAGAGAGTCTGTCAGCGATAGGAAGAGAGTTGAGGTTGAAAAGTTTAAGACTAGACTTTCAGAAATCAATTCTCAATCTAAAGCAGACAGAAGGGTGCAACGTGGAAAACTAGAAAACGAGGTGAAGCTAGAGGTGGAGAAATTGGCAGGCAATCTAAAAGATGTGCAGAGAAAAGTCAGTTCAGCTCCTGAAGCCTAGACATCTAAGGAGAAACTATGTCAACACTAGAACAACAGGAAGTGAATGTCCCCAACGAACAGCCCGGTGCTAATAGTGCTTTTGAAGAGGATATCATTAGTCAGCAGGCAGGCCCACAGCTTGTCGCTGAAACTCAAGAACCCGCACAGGAAGAAGCTCCTGCTGTAGATTATGAAGCTGAGTCTAAAAAGTTTCAGTCTATGTATGATCGGTCACAAGCTGAGAATGCTAAACTGCAACAGGGTGCTCAGATACTACAGCTATTGGAACAGAGACCTGATTTAGTTCAGGTTCTTGAAGATGGTATAGCCGGAAACAGAACACAACAGCAACCAGAGCCAACAGTAGTTAAGGATGATTTCAATCCTTGGGATGCGTTTACAGATGAAAACTCTGAATCAGGTAAATATGTTAACAATAAAATTGAAAACATGGTACAACAGAGATTGAACTCTGCGTTATCCCAACAACAGCAACAGATGCAGGCTGAAATGCAAATGCAGAATACTGTGAATGAACTTAGAGGAACGTATAAAATGTCAGATAATGATATCAATGCTTTTTTGCAGTTCACAACACAGCCAAAAGAAAAAGTAGGTTTAAATAATCTAGTAAAGCTTTGGCAAATGCAGAGTGGTCAATCCGTTGCTAATAATGATACAATGGAAGCGGTAACTGCGGCAAAGCAGGCTCCTCGCACAGCAGGAGTTCTCCAAGGAGAGCCACCAGTTTCAAAAAAGAATGATGCGGACACAATGTTTGATTCAATCATGTCAACTGGAGGTTCTGGAAGATTACCGTGATTAATAATAACCACATAACACAAAGGTAATAAAATGGCAATATCATACAATTCTGGAGTATTAAAATCCAGTGATATTTCTGATCAAGCCTCTGATGCTAGCGTAGGTTTTAGACCGGATAGAAGACGAATATTTAACTTCGGTGACAGGGTTGCCGAATTGGTTCCAGAGGAATCTCCGTTTTTCGTCTATCTAAATCAGGTTGCTAAGTCACCTACCGATGACCCCGTGTTCCGTTATTTAGAAAATCGTAACCGAATTAGCTTTACAGACCGTTCCCTTTTAATTAAGGGTGCAGTTGGCTCGGTTTCCGCAGGTACTTCGTATTCATTTACTGTTGACACTGCTGGCGGAGCCGCTGTAGAATATCTTGTAAAAGGTATGGTCTTAGCTGTTGGTACGGTTGATGATACAAATGGATATGGTCAGGCATTAGTGAGAGTGGAATCAGGAGTGAGTCATGGAAGCAATCAATCTACATTTACTGGTAAAGTAATTGATACTTCTGCGGCAAGCGGAAGCGATAGCATCGCTGACAATGACGTAGCTCAAATCATAGGTACTTCCTATGAAGAAGGTTCTGGTGCACCTGACGTATTTTCTTCTGAAATAGAAGATGATTTTGGGTACACTCAGATTTTTAAAACAGCGGCAGAAATGACCAACACTGCTTACGCAACTCGCTATCGTGGGTATGCTGAGGAGTGGAATCGTATTTGGGCAACCAAATTACGTGAGCACAAGATCGACATTGAAAGGGCTATGCTCTTCGGTCAAAGGGCTCGTGTAGGCGGTGTTCAGTACACAGAAGGTCTAGTAGGTCACATTGTTAAAAATGTATCACCAGTAACAGACGATTCTGCATTTTCTTATTCTTCAGGAAATGCGTACCATCGTAGCGTTGCACAGGCTGAATTAACTTACGATAGATTGCTCAGCGATCTTGAAGTTATTTTTGATCCAGCTAGAGGTGGAATGGCAGAGAAGTTAGTTCTTTGTAGTTTACCTGTGATTACATTCTTTAACAAGTTAGGTGATGGTGCATTCCTTGATGCCTCTATTGGTTCAACGGCTAACATGCCTTTTAGATTGAACTTTGACTCAAGAGAAGGTGCTTTTGGGCATTCTGTTATGGTGATTGACACCATTCACGGAAAGCTAAACCTTGTCAAAGAGCCACTGTTTAGAGGTATCGCATCCGGCTTTATGCTCATGGCTGACATGACACAACTTGCTTATCGCCCATTAATTGGTAACGGTATCAATCGTGACACTCAGGTTATGACTAACATACAAGCGGCTGATGAAGACTTAAGAAAAGATATGATCTTGACCGAAGCTGGTCTAGAGATTACTCTTCCTGAGTCACATGCACTTTTTAACTTAGAAGGAGTGTAAGATGAGAGCTGATTATCTTAATGAAAGTAGCGGTTCGACTTTTGGTTTAAAGAAAAAAGTTGAGAAGTTAGTTGCCGCAGTAACTCTTACCAATGAAGATAGTGGTAAGGTTTACATGTGTGATTCTGCTGGCGGAGCATACCAAATTACTCTACCAACAGCATCTACAGGTGAGGAGGGTGTTTACTACAAGTTTATTGTAGATGAAGAAACTCCAACTGGAGATATCACAATAGCGGCTGGAAGTGCTATCATTAGTTTGGTACAGAAAGATGCAGGAGGAAATGCGGCTAATTCAACAGCAGGAACTCAGGTTTCTAATGTTATATTAGACACAACTGCACAGAAGGGTGATTACGTAGAGCTTATGTTTGTAGGCGGTGAATACGTAGGTAGCTCAATGTCTGGTATCGACAATGGCATCCAAACATCATAATCCGAATACATAAGGATAACAGTCTTAGGTACTGTGAGGGCCGTCAATAAAAGGCGGCCCTTAAAACCTAAAAGGATTAATATGAAAAACTGTATACATTGTAACAAAGAAAATAAAGAGGGTTGGTTTTATTGCAAGTCTTGCGGTAAAAGGGCTTCTGAGACTAAATTTACTACCAATATGTGGATGACATCTGAGATAGGTAAAAGAACAGATGTTGAGTTTTCTACTCAAACTATGGATGACAATGTAAAAAGCATGAGAAAAAATTTAGGTTATGCCAGCTAAAAAGAAAAAAGACCCCAAACTTGCTAGGGCAGGAGTAAGATCATACAATAAGCCAAAACGAACTCCAAACCATCCAAAAAAATCACATGTGGTTGTGGCAAAAGTAGGAGATAAAACAAAACTTATTCGCTTCGGTCAGCAGGGAGTTAGGGGTGCTGGTAAAAATCCAAAAAGTAAAAAAGATAAAGCAAGACGTAAATCGTATTATGCAAGGCATAATGCACAAGACCCTAATCCTAGTAAGTTATCAGCTAGGTATTGGAGTCATAAGGTAAAATGGTAATGAATAAAAAAGTAAAAGCCCCAAAAGGATATCACTGGATGAAGTCTGGTAGTAGTTATAAATTAATGAAAAATCCTAGAGGTGGATATAAACCTCATAAGGGTGCTAGTATGATGGCTAGTTTTAAGGTTCAAATGAAACATGCATCTCCAAAAAAGAAAGGAAAATAATATGAAATATGGAAAATCTGGATATGGTGGTAAAAAAATGATGAAGAAGAAGAAAAAGAAGAAGATGGTTAAGAAGAAGAAGTAATGGCAAGGACTGTTAGTTGGATGTGGGGTGGTAAAAAACATTACGGAACATTAATACGTGAAACCAAAACCCATAAGTTTGCCAGAACTAAAAATGGAAAGATTAAAAAAATAAAAAAGTAATGCCTAGAAAGAAAAAAGACCCTAAAGTTGGTACAGGAAAAAAACCAAAGGGTAGTGGGCGAAGACTGTATACGGATGAAAATCCAAAAGATACAGTAAGGATTAAATACGCAACGCCAGCCGATGCTAGAGCAACGGTGGCTAAAGTAAAAAGAATTAGAAAACCTTTTGCTCGAAAGATACAGATTCTAACAGTTGGAGAGCAGAGGTCAAAGGTAGCGGGGAAAAGAACACAACAGCAAATATTTAAAAAAGGAAAAGAGGCGATAAGAAGGGCCAACAACAGAAAGAAAAAATAACATGGCTAGAAAGTTTAAGAAGGTACCAAAGACGAAAAGGGGAGTCCCGAAAAAATATGTTAGAGGTTCTAAGAATAAAAAGAAAACTCAAGATGAGATATTAAGAACTAGAAAAATGTACAGAGAAGGTGCATTGACACCTGCAATGATGGACATGATATCAAAGCAAAGGAGTAAAAGTGGCAAGAAAACCAGCAAAAAGAAAAGCAAAGCCAAAAAGAAAAGCAGGCGGAAGTAAAGCCGCAGTACTTGCTAAATATTCTAAGAGTTCTGGTATATCCAAAGGTACTCTTTCTAAGGTATATTCTAGGGGTTTAGGTGCATATTATTCTAGCGGTTCTAGGCCCGGAGTTAGCGCTCATCAGTGGGCGGCAGGTCGTGTAAGAAGCTTTGCCACTGGAAAGGGTGGTGCTAGGAAGGCAGATGCAGATTTAATACGTGGTGGTAAAAAGAAAACCACTAGGAAGAAAACAACAACGAAAAGAAAGAAGAAGTAATAAATGGCAACATTTGAAGCACAAGTAGAGTCTATAACTAGCATAGCAATAGAAAGCAGTGGGAGTGTTCCTACTCAAGCACAGCTTACACAATATTTGACAGACGGTGCTAAAGAAATACTTAATTACCTACCCAGATCAAAGCAATCTTTATTTACGACTTCAAATGATTTGAATGGCAGTAGTTCAAGCCTTACGGTTCTTGGCTCAGAAATCTTTAGTGTAACAAGGGATGATGGCACTATTAATCAGCCTTGCAGAGCTGTTAGTCCAGCCCTCCAAGGAAGGATTAGAGATGCGGACGATATGATGGCCGCTACTGTTACAGACCCCGCTTACTATGTTACAAATAATATTTTAGTTGTTGTTCCTACACCTACTAACGCTCAAAACGCTCATGTACAAACATTGAATTATCCTACAGTGGCATTTGGGGACTCTACCATTGGGACAACGAGTCTTAGTGGGGTTACTGCGACAGCCGCAGACCCAACTGTTTTTACCAAGTCAAATCATGGTCTCTCCACTGGTGACGTAGTTAAGCTGTCTAACTTTACGGAAATGACCGAGATAAATGGAATGACAGGCAACGTCACTAAATTAGATGCAAACACCTTTGAAATAAATGGAGTGGCCGCAGACCCAGCAGAAACAACGGGCGGCAATGTTGTTAAGCTTGGAGGTTTTCCAGACGATGCTGAGTATTTAGTTGTAATATATGCCTGTATAAAAGCCATAGAATCGGCCTTTACGAGCGAGGAAGATGTTGAGTTGTACACTCCTATACTTGCTCAGTTAAGGAGCGACTATGAAAAAGGATTACAAGGTTTATTATAATGGCAATACATTCTTTAACAGTAAAACAGATTATCAGTAGGGTTAGACAGGTTTTTCCAAATGCTCCAGAGACATACATTATGTCCCTAATAAACGATGCTTTAAATGACCTTGGTCAATATTCACAGAAAGCCATGTCTGCAAAAGTAAACATAACTGCCAATCAAATGTTTTATGATATATCAGATAGTGCTACAGACTCTTCTAGCAACGCTATGGGTATTAATAAGATATACAGAGTTGATGTTATGGATAATGATGGTGATTATATACAAATACCTAGAGTTGTAGATGGTGAGCCACTTATGTTTGATATAACTTCAGAGTCTGCAATAAAGGAACCTTCATAATGGCAAGTAATATAAAATTTCCCGAAGACAAAGTATTGTACTTTGTAAGGGGTGATCAATTAGGATTAATAACAAGTTTTTCATCAACAAATGAATCAAGAACAGATCGTAAAGCATTTCAAGCTTTTGACCACACGGTGTCCAATGGTATGCTACTGCATTATTATGGAAACCCTAATAAGGTTACAGCTATCACAAACACTCCAGATGTTGATAATTTATTTCATTCTGCGATTGTGGATTATGTAAAGAAGTGCTTGTATATGGATAGGGCTGGTTCTGTTTCAGATGCTGGCCAATCTCAAGTAGCGATGAATCTTATGGTACAGCATGAAAGAAAATATGATATGGCAATTAAAAAATATGGTACGAAGAAACGTAGTAAGACTGGTGGTACTAGGGCCGTTGTTCCTGCTAGTTTTATGTAATGTAATATATTGATTGTTTGCCCCTTAGTGGTTTAAGTTACCACGATAGATTTTATAACTATATAAATGCTTTAAGCGGTGGTGGAGGAATATAGGATAAATCATGGCAAATCCAAATAAATTCACCTCCAAAGAAGTTCTCAATAAAGTATTACTAGATTCCTCTGGTAATGCAGTTACAGCAAACTCAGTCACAACACAAGAAGCACTGAACAGTGTTTTAGATACTACAAACAATAGATTAAATATGTCTTTAGCTGGAGGTACAATTTCTGGCGATGTTACAATAAGTGGCGATTTAACTGTAAATGGTGGTGGTAGTTTAGCCTTTGATGAAATATTGCAAGGTACTCAAGTCATAGATGTAACTAACACAGAAGCATTTTTAGTCCGCAAAGATAGTGATGCGGGTGATGTAATGGTTGTGGATACCACTAATTCAAGAGTTGGCATAGGAAAATCACCAGACACTTTATTGCATTTATATTCTACATCTGCAAGTAAGCCAATTTTAAAAATAGAAAATGAGCAAGGTGGCGGTAATCCTGTATCCATTCAAATGCTTAGAAATACAATCTCACCAGCAGATGATGATTTTATTGGTCAAATAGATTTTAGAAGCATGAATGATGCTGGAACGCCAGAAGAAACATTATATGCTTATATATCTTCGCAATCAACAGATATTACAGATGGTACAGAAGATGGGGAAATAAACTTTTTTACAATGAAAGCTGGTACATTGGCTCGTACAATGACGATTCAGTCTGGAGAAGTTGGCATAAATGATAGTGATCCAGCTAAAATTTTATCTGTCAAAGCAACTGGAAATGATGATGGAATATGTTTAAAAAATTCAAGTGGTCAATTTCTAGCTTTACTTCATCAACAAGATAGTGATGCTGGTATGCTTAGACTATATGATGCATCTTCAACTACCAAAATTGCATTTAATGCTGATGCTGGAGAAACATCATATTTTAATAATGGTGGTGTTTTAATGGTTGGTCATACGAGTCCAACTAATACAGGAAATCTAACTGCTCAAGCACAGATTGAAACAACTGGCTCTGGTTCAGCATTGGCAATAACTAGAAATACGAATGGTGCTTTTGGAAGTTATTTGGTTTTAGCCAAAACAAGGTCTGGTACAGTTGGTGGCAGTACAATACTACAGGATGACGATGAGATAGGTACAGTTAGATTTTCTGGAGCAGATGGGAATGACAGGGCAAGTCACGCCGCAGAAATTAGTGGTCAAGTTGATGGTACGCCCGGAAGCAATGATATGCCCGGAAGATTAGTTTTTAAAACTACTTCTGATGGTGCAAACTCAGCTACTGAGAGAGCTAGAATTACATCTAGTGGTGATGTCGGTGTAGGTACACAATCACCTAACTTTAATTCTACTGCAAAAGCATTAACTGTTCTTGGTGGTGATTCAGAAGACATAGGCTCTGTAGAAATTATAGGACATACTGATAGTGGCAATACTGCTGTGTCTAGGCTTTATATGGGCAACAGAGCCGGTAGCCAAGATGACCTAGTATATCTTGAAACTAAAACTGGTACTGGAGCATCTGATGGTGTATTGTGTTTTTACACGTCATCATCTGGTACCCCTACTAAAAATTTTGAATTAGATGCTAACTCAAGAATGTCACTAAGTAATAATGATAGTGGCACTGACAATACAGTTTTTGGATTTTTAGCCGGTGCTTCAATTGCTAGTGATGGTATACAAAACGTATTTATTGGAGATTATGCTGGTAATGCGACTACGACGGGAGATTATAACGTCGCAATTGGAAAAGGAGCAATGCTAGACAATGTTGATGGTAGTTTTAATACTGCTGTTGGAAGATTGGCATTAGAAAACTTTGAACCTTCTTCTGGTGGTGATGGGCATAATACAGCAATGGGTGCAACTGCTGGCAATGATATTAGCACAGGGACTAACAACACCTGTATAGGAAGCAACTCTGGGCATGATGGAACTAATAATTTAACTACAGGAACTCAAAATACATTTCTGGGTGCTTATACTAATGGAAGTGGAGCTAACGCTGGTAATCAAACTGTAATAGGTTACAATGCAGATGGTACTGGTGATAATGAAATAGCAATAGGAAATACAAGTATTTCAGCTATCAAAGCACAGGTAACAAGCATAACAGCATACTCATCTGACGAGAGAACTAAAAAAGATGTAGCTGATTATGATTTGAAAGGTGTTGATTTTATTAAAGAACTAAAGTTGAAAACATATCTGTATAAAAATCCAGCAGACTTTCCAGATGAAATACGACATAGCAAGTGGGATGCAAAAGATGAAGACGGCAACCTAATACATGAAAGACCAAGTGACCCAACGGAAACACAGGTCGGATTGATTGCACAAGAAGTTGAAGCGGCAATTGCAAAGCATGGTGTTGGCAACGTAGAAACGTATGCACCAACACAGGATAGTGGTATTAAGACTTTGACTTATGGAAATCTTATATTTCCTTTAATTAAAGCTGTACAAGAGTTATCTGCGAGGGTCGAAGAATTAGAAAGTAAATAACAACTAACATAAGGAGTCAATAATGGCTAAAAAAGAAAAAGAAAAGCCAGCTATTAATCTTGATGGTAAAGAGTATATTGTCGAGGAATTAACTGAAAAACAACAAATGATGTATCACCATATAAAAGATATACAAAACAAACAAGCATCCAATGGTTTTGTTGCAGATCAGCTTAGAGTGGGTCACGATGCTTTTGTAAAAATGTTGAAAGAATCATTAGAGACAGAAGAAGAGGTCAAGGAAGACTAATGCTTATAAGGAAAAGTTCTCAGGGTCATTACTTAAGATTGTACAGAAACTCTACTCCCGGTGCTGTTAGAAAAAAGACATATCCAGATGGTACGGTAGAGACCCTGACTTATCCTTCTAGGTATAAATACTTCTTAGTAAAAGACGGAGAGGTTATACAAAGAAGTGACAGTTGGGCAACGATTGAGCAAGCCTATGTTGACCAGTGCGATGACGAGCACGGTGGAGGTCACGGTAGATTGGCAGTTGGAAAGCATCATTTAATTAATGCAGTTGTTACTTCGCAATCAGATTACCCAACTGACTCCAATACCAAAGCAGAGATAAAAGATTTTTATGACAAAAGAGGTATAAGTTACTCTAGCTCTGAAACAAAATCAGAGTTGCTATCAAGAATAGTTCCTATGATGGCAGGAGAAAATGAAGTATCTAAACATTTAAAGGTATAGTATGACTTTATACAAATACACTCAGAAAGAAGCTAGTAATTTGTTGATCGGTCAAAACGGATTTGATGTTATTGGAGAGCACGACACAACTGTTGTCAATCCGGACACAGGTTCTTGGGTGGCCATACAGGCCTTGGGTAAGGATTCTAGTGGAACTACAGAGTTTTTAAAATTAAAAGTAACGTGTAATATTGGAGACGATATTAGTTCGTTTTTTAATCTGATACCGGGAGAGATACTGTATGGTAACTTTAGTGGTATTGTAAATCATACAGATTCTACAGCGGTATGCATAGCTTACAGAGGGTAAGAAGAACTCATAGAATGAAACGTAGGGTTAAGATGATTATGAAACCTACATTGATGAGCAGGGTAAAAGATTGGTTCATCTCAAAGATATGGAGGTGGTAGTGAATAAAACAATGGTCAAATTAAGGAATGGAGATTTTGAAGTTGTTAGTAAGAGTTATAATATACCTAGCAAGTATATTTATACTGGCAAGTTGCAGTCCGGGGTGGAGAGTAGCAGGATACGAGTTAAATCCGTCAGAGGAAATAGTTAACACGGTTTTTATTGAAATAGTGGCACAGGATTCCACAATGCATTGGTATGCTAATAATCTGTTTCATGGAGAAAATTATTGCTTATTGCACAATAGGTGGGAAACAGTAAGGGTTAAATGAGTGCGAAGCCAAAAACAGCTAGAAGCTATAGAGGTGCTATCATTGATGACAACGCTGTTATCTCCCTCAACATTAAGTTTCTTATTAATGTGTTGCTTGCGATTGGTGCATTAGTGTATGGATATTGGAAGGTGGAAACTAGAATTGCTTCTCTTGAAGGGAAAATGCTTGATGCTAATGAACAAATTGGGAGTTTGCTTGATAAACACATCGTGGAAGAAAGGATTGAAAGGGAAGAACTGGCAGAGAAGGTAAAGTTTTATGAGAAAGAGTTTAACATTAACCCACTTAGTTGGAGTAAGAAAAGGAAAAGAAAATGAGTAAAGTAAATGATTTTCTTCTTCAGTTTGGGTCTGATAAATTTATGCATTTCATGGCAGGCTCTGCTGGATTTGCAATTACAGAATCATGGATTGTATTGTTTATATTGGCTTTTGGTAAAGAATTGTATGATTATATAGATCATAAAGCATGGTCTAACAAAGATGTTATAGCAACTGTATTAGGCGGTATGTTTTCTTTTGTTTCTATGTATATTTGGAACCTATTACCATTTAAGGTATTCTAATGGATTTTATGGCTCTATATGGCGAAGCAGGAATGATAGGCGTTGTAGGTGCAATGTTTGTGTATCTGGTAGTTTCCTTGTCTAATAAGTCAGCACAGCAACAGGAAACACTTGAAGACCTTAAAACAGAAAACAGGGGCCAATCAGAAACCTTGGAAAACATGGAAAGTATGATTATTAAATTAATTGAACGTTGGAATAAATCCGATGATAAGTTAGATCGGAAGTTTGACGGCATTACAAAAGAGATTAATGACCTAGATAATCAAATAAGTCGAGTTGAAGGTAGTTTGTCTCGTATTAATGGAAAGCACTAATGGACAGTTTAAAGGTTTCTGGTGTATCTTTTATGAATTACGGCATACATCTTGCCGAAATAAATTTGATACTACAATGCATTATAGGTATAATGACTATTGTGTATCTTACATACAAAATAAAAACAGTTAAAAATAGGAGTTAACTATGTTAGCGAAGTTAATAGCAGATGATCTGCTGTCAGATGAGAATGGTAAAGAGGTAATTGCTGAAATAAATAAATCAGTTGATATACCAGTTCTTTCAGAAGCTACTGAAGCAAAAATACTTGAAGCACTTTGGAAAGTGATTAAAGCTGTTTTGCTTAAGAAAATTGGTGCCTAGTGCCTAAACAGCATTTAGTTTTAAATGATTTTTCTGGAGGTCTCAATACCTATCAAGAGTATAGAGACCTTCAGATTAATGAACTCTCCGAGTGTTACAATTTTACATTTCAAAAAGGTAGAACTGTAAGAACTAGAGGTTCTTTTGAAACTCACGGCACTGCCCCTCAGCATGCGGCTACTATTTCTGGTGGATATGGACTTGCATCTTTTGAATCCGACTACTCTTCTACAGAATATGAAGCTGTAGATAGACTCCAGTCTACTAATATAGTTTTCACTAATGATTCTGGAGAGGGTGGAGTGGCCGGCTCAGGAACTTTGGTAGGTAGGTTTTTAGAGGCTGGTAATGTGGTAAGTAGTTCTCACACCAGCTCAGGTTTACAAGATACCATTGATACAAGCTTGATTGTTGGTGGGCAAATAGCTATTAAAGGAACTGCAAAAAACAATGGTATTTATACCGTTGGGGGCATTGGGGATAGTATTACTATTGATGGAGTTACTAACCTTAATGCTATTGAAGTAGAATTTGATAGTGGCAGTTTTCAAAGCGAAACAATAGCCGCTGATTCTACTACTAATGGAGCGGTCAGTATTACTTCTCATGCTCTTGGGGAAAATTCTTTAGTGCTGTCAGATGTTAATAATTCTGAATTGGATATCTATAATTTGTCAAATGATAGTGCTGGGTTTGTAAATAGAATATCTACAAAAACATCTACAAATATCACGGGAGCCTCTGCAATATCGCCTGAGTATTCTTTTTATATTGTAGACAATGTAGTTAGGGTTAGTGACGGTAAAGACGTTCCAACGCTACAAAAAGTAAAGTGGTATGGATACATTAACAGACACCATTTTAGAGGGGTGCAACATAGCCTTACAGATTTAAGAGGTGATGCTACAGTACATAAAGGTTGGTTCTCAAAAGATAACACACTGGCACCACCATCAAGTGCAAATAATGCATCAAGGACAGACACCTCCAACACATACCCCAGTGCAAACGTTGGGTTTAGCATAGATTACGATTCGACAAATGCAAATGAAAATGCTTTCTTTGAAACAAAAACGTGGAAAATAGCAGTTAGTTTTGTGTACGATGGCAATCAAGAGTCATTACTTACAATACCTACTGTTAATAACACATTCACAACTGTGCTTGGCAACGACTTAAGATTAAGGGTTATGGCTAAGATAGGGAGCTCTGGTACTGGATATGATGCAAGGATTAGCGGGGGTAGAATGTATTGCAAAGATAATACTGATGACACTGCAAACTGGTTGTTGTTAGCTAACATTGATTTAGTAGAGGGTGTCTCTGCTTCACTAACAGGGGATAAAAGCAGTTGGGTTGCCAGTAGTGCAACTGAAATCTATGCGGATATAGAATTGATTAATATGAATTTTGACACCTTTGAAAGCATCAATGGTTACTCTCCAGAGATTAGTGCTAATAGCATAGGTCGTTTAGGAGAGGGTTGGAGAACTGGCATTATAGCTAATAGAAGGGCTTTTGTTGCCAATGTAAAAATAAAAAATGCATACGATGCAAACATTACAGCGTATGGAGACAGGATTATGTTTAGCCTGCCAAATAGATTTGATACTTTTCCATCTTTTAATTTTATTGATGTAGTTAAGGGTGATGCGGAAGCCTATCTAAAACTACATTCTTTTGCAGATAGGCTGGTAGCATTGAAACATAATTCTGTTCAGATAATTAATATTTCTTCACCAAGTGAGTCAGGTTGGTTCTTAGAAGAAGATATTAAGAATAATGGGGTCAACCATCCTGCGGCATCTTTTCGCTCGAATAAAGGCATATTATGGGCTAATAAAAAGGGTTTGTTTATATATACAGGTTCACAAATAGGAAATCTTATAGACAAAAAGATAGATCAGTCTGAGTGGTCTTCTTTTATGACAAACTTTTCAATAGTGGGTTATGATGGCAATGCAGATATGGCAATAGTAATTAGAGACTCAGAGAACTCAGCGGCCAATCAGGGAGATGCCTACATATACGATTTCAAAACAAATGCTTGGTCTTTTCATTCAGACTTGCTAACAGCTAGTGCTGGCAAGTATACCAATTTTGCTACAGACTACAATGGTGATTTAGTTGTTGGTGTTAAGAACTCAACCAATGTAGATATTAAAAAATTTAACTATACAAATGTCGCAGTAGTGCCGGCAGATGAAGCGTACTTCACGACCAAGGATTTTGATTTTGGATTTCCAAGTTTGAAAAAGAAGATATATGCTATAACAGTTACATATAAAAGCGATGCGGCTCAAACAAATCCAATATCTATTTTTTTGGATGGTTCTACAACTAGCCCCACAGAAGTTACTGGCAACTTTGCAAATACCTCCAACTGGAAAAGATTACGGGCAACACTGTCCACTCCCCAGTCATGTCAGTCTATAAGGGTGAGGATTATGAATAACACAAACCCTACCGTGTCTGGCGATGATGGAATACAGATTAACGATATTAGTGTAGAATATAGGCTGATTAATAAGGGCAGAGTAGCTTCAGACTAATAGCATGTCTTTACTAGAAAGAAAAGTCAGGAGAGTTCAGAACAGTAAGGGTAACGCTATATCCGAAGGCAGTAATAAAACTGCGATGTCACATCCCCCTGCTAAGAATAATATGTCTGATGGTGAGCAGGTTTTTGCTTTGTTAAGCAATAGAACATTAGGTTTATTTAAAAAATTAAATGGAATGCTGTATAAGGTTAGCCTTTCACATGATGGAAATCAAATAGTAGATAATAAGCTAACTGCTAAAAGAATAGAATACATCAATGAGTTTACAGATTATAGGTGCTTTGTTCATAATTTTCAAGATGACATAGCAACTTCAGAGGTGTTTCTTCCTTGGTTTGCAATAACCGAACAAACAGGTATGGATCAAGAACACACAGCATATCTTACTCCATACACAATGACCTGTGAAAAGATTGTATTTAGACCTGAAGTATTAACAGATACCAGTGCTGATTTAACATTTAAAATTAAAAAGCAAGATGATGGAGATGCTACTGTCGATACGGTTGCAACTGCAACGTATACGGCAACATTAGCTAGTCATACATCTATAGTAATAAAGAGAACAGACTTTGACAATACCCCAACAGTGGGAGATAAAGACAAAGTAGCAATTAGTGTAACAGCAGGTGCTGACCCTTCTGGTGTAATAGACTGGTATGTAACATCAGTTTGGAGGACAGAGATTAAAGTATAATGAAGTTTGCCTCTAGAAAAGTGATAAAATATTTATTAAATTCAAAGGAATTATATCATGCTTAACCATTCTAACAAATCCAAAGGTTTTCTCCCTGTTAAATCCGGCCCTAATATGACAGGCTTTGATATGGGCAAGCCTCAAAGCCTTATGGAGATGATGCAAACTGGTGGCCCAACTACTAGGGGTGGTGCGGCTCTTGCACGAGCTATGCAACAGCAGGCAGATATAAAGAAGCTTGAGGAGTTTCAAAGGCAAGAGGCTAAAAGGCAAGGCAAAGGTCGCTTGTTTGGTGCGGTTGCTAAGACCATAGGGGGCTTGCTTGGTAGTACTTTAGGCCCAGTGGGTGCAGGAATTGGTGCTGGCCTTGGTCAAAGATTAGGCGAGGGTCTTGGTGCTGGCAAATCAAGAAGCTACGATGCAAGTGGTACCGTGTTTGGACAGCAGGCTTTTCGGGATGTAGATCAGGCTAGTAGAGATTATACTAGAGGTATGGGGCAACGTGCTTTATTTGGTGGTCTTGAAGCTGGTATTGGTTCTTATATAAACCCCACAGGTTTATTTGGTAGAGAGTCTAAGATTAGAGAGGGTTTAGTCGGAGGAGCTAAGAAAGTTGGTGGTCGACTAGTTGATATATACACCGATTTTAATTTACCAATGTCACCTAGAAGGTCTCCTTCTGTGGAGGTTGGCCCCATAACCGTTCTTGGTGGTAGCGATAACCTCCTTGGTATGCAGACTGGTGGGTTCACAGCTCAGTCTGTGTTGCAGTCTCAAGGACTTGCACCAACAGATGAGCAGTTAGCTTTATTTCAGCAGTTTGACCCTACTGGATTGCAAAGCACTGCCGAATCTTTAAGAATGGGACAAATATCTGGTGCAAGACAAGCTAGGCAACAGCAAGCCGGAACTGGATTTGCTGGTGCTGGTGGGGTAGAACAGGCTCAATCAGCAATATCAAGAGCGGCTCAAAGGGCTTTTGGCACTGCGGTTGGTCAAGAGCAGGCAAGATTTACCTCTGATGTTTTGGGAACTGCGGCTGATATTGTAGCTGGTGGAGGAGAGTTTAGAAAGTATTTTGGAGATCAATCTGAGGCTTATGAAGATGCATCGAATCCAGTAGGGCCAGCAGGTGCACCAACATCTCCACCTGCTGGGTCGGGTATGCAGGGAATGCCAGATCAAAACATTGGCGCCCAAGAAAAAGGCCCAGATGGTCAAACGTATGAGTGGAATGGTAGTTCTTGGGTACTTGTACCCGGAGGAGGGGGAGGAATGGGCTCTGAGTTAGGCGGAGACACATTTGGCTCTTCTGGTGTTACTGGCCCATAAAGGAATATAATATGTCTAACGGAATAAGAACAATATATAGCAGAAAGCAACGTATTGCCCCCGGCCAATACGAAACACCCTTTGCGGACTTTTTAGATAGGCTACCCGGACTTGTTAATCAGTACCAACAAAATAAATTAGCACTTGATAGGCAACAACTCCAAGATCAAAGGTATGATGATGCACAGCAGATAGCACAAGAGCAAAGAAAAGAAGAACAAAGAAGATATGAGGCGGGGCAAAGACAGCAAGAATTTACAAATGAATTAAACTTAATTAAGCTTTTGCCTGAACAAGCTCAAGCTGATGCATTTGCTACTTCTAAAATACCAAGAGTTAAGTCTGCTGGTATCCAATTACAAGGAGCTAAACAAGCATTTACAGATAGATTAAATTCAATTTACACAGAAAATGTTGGAGACCCTTCTGCGATAAAAACAGGATTGGAGAATTTGCTATCAGAACCTGATATTATAAATAATTCGTCTTATGTTCAAAAAGTACAAGATAGAATAGAAATAGAAAATCCAAAAGTTGCTAAGCAACAAGTGAATAGTTGGGCAACAGACAATCAAGACAACCCAAGGGTTAATGAAATAGTTGCTATGGCTAAGCTAGACCCAGAAAAAGCATTGGGTCTTATTGTCCCTCAGAGGACATCTATATCTACAAGTCAAAAACAGGTGTACAACCCTACCACTAAAGAATATGGCTATGCGACAGATGAAGAAATTGCCAAAGCAAAACAAACAGATACGACAGAAGATGATGTCATTCCAATATCTGGTGCTCCTAGAATGGGTGGAAGAGGAAGCACTATGAGCCTTACACAAGTAAACAAAGCAATTTCAGACGTAACCAAAGCCTTGAATCCAAGAGAAAGAAATAGGGCGGGCTTACCTAAATTAACTGAAGAACAGGAAGCTACGCTAAGATCAAGGCTACAATCGTTTGAGCGTGAAAGAGACAATCTTTTCAATGTAAATATTGCACCAAGGCAAAACGCACCTATTGAAATTGACTACTAATGCCACTAGAATCACTTCAAAAATTATATGATGGAGTAACCTCCCAGAACGTAAAAATAGGTGACTTTGACACCTTTAAAACAAAAATGCAAAACCCTGAATCTAGACGTAAGTTTTACGATCAAGTTTCTGCATTAAATATAAAGCTAGGTGAATACGAAACATTTGAAGCGAAGGTAAGTACATCTGCACCTGCTATAAACCCTCAAGATGTTTTTATTGATCCCGATGAGCCGTTGATTGAAGGTGCTAATTTTAAACAAATTATATACGACTCTGTAAAGCAACAAGAAAACAGCATTGCTAAAAACAATCCTTATGGTGTCAACCTACCTAGAAAACAAGATAATATAGATAAAATAAGAGGCATGGGTGGAAAGGTCATGGAAGGAAGTAACACGTTGCTTGAATTTGATAGCCTTGATAACGGAATAAAAGTTGGGGAAGATATTATTGATAACATTCTTGATGTTTCTAAAAAGGATCCTGCTACTTTTTATTCTAATTATTCCGGATTACCAAAAGACAGTCCTGAAGTAAAGTCCTTTTTACAAATATACAATCAAAAAATTAAGGGTAGTCAACCTAAAGAAGAGACCAATTTAGAAAAGGTTATAAAAGCTTTAAGTCAAAACAAAGATAATCCACAGTATATAATGAAAGCATCTTCTTCTCCCGATCCTGTAAAAGCTTTAGTTGATAACCTTCCAAAAACTGTAATGGGGATACCTACATCTGAAATTTTAGGAGATCAAAGACAAGGCATTACTCCAGACGGCGTTTCTAATAAAAAAGCACAAGAAGAATTAGACAAAAGAAGAAGAGAACTAGGGCTTCCATTTAAACCTACAGAAGAAGATTTTCAAAGACAGTATAATAATAGGCTCTTTCTTAGAGAAGTAGCAAGGCTACAAAAAAAGGGACTAACCAAACGTGATGCCTACAGAAAGGCTTCTGTAAATATGGGTGGAACCCCTCCAAGTGTTATAGACCTTGCAATGGAGAAATCTATTACAGGTGCGGCTTTTAGAATTGCTGGTTTAGAGCAAACAACAATGCTAGATGAATACCCCCCGAACCAACTTGAAGAAATTGTATCTGGCGTGTTTTCAATGGTTATGCCTTTAGATGCGGCCCTTTTTAAAGGTGGTGGTAGTTTAGGTAAAATAAAAAAAGTTGGTCAAGCCGCAGAGAAGTCTGCTATGTTATTGGCTAAAACTACAAAAATGCCATTAAGAACTGCTCGTGTTTACATGAAAAGCATTATTCCAAGAGTTACTGGGGGTGCAGGTGGATTTACTGCTTTTGATTCCGGTAGAAGCATTGTTGACCAAATAGAATTTACTGGAACGGTTGACCCTATTGAAGTTGCAGAGCATGCGATGAAAGGCTTTATCACTGGTGGCTCTGTTGGGTTTCTTGGAGGAGCTGGTTCATTTGCTGGAAAAAAATTACAGAAAGCAGTAGGAGCCCCTGTTTCCAAGCAAGCTACAGCAAAAGAAGCTTTAGGATTTGTTGGTGAGGTTTTTGGACTTGGTAAGGTTCCGGCCTTACTAGAGGGTAAAGAGGCAACCAAAGAAGATTATCTAAATGCGGCTCAAATGATAATAGGATTAAAGCTTTTAAAGCACATGGAGCCAAAAGCAGGAACTGCACTAAGAAGTAATGTTGCTACTGAAATAGAAAGAATTGTAACAGAAACAGGAAAGCCTTTAGATGTTGTTGCAAATGAAGTAGTAGGTCGACCTTTAAGAACGGCTATGGAACTTGCGATGGAGGGTAAAACACCTGAAAAATCAGTTAGGCAACAAATTACAGAATATGAAGTTGCTGAGGGTACAAAAGAACCTTCACAAATGAGGCAAACAGCAGAGCAATTACGAAAACAGGGTTTAGAGTCAACCGCCGAGTCTGTTGAACAAACAAAACTACAAGAAGCTTTAGTTTCTTTAAGGCAAACGGCAGAGGGTAAAAGAGAAGGAGTTACAGCAGAACAATCAGAGGTTTTAACTACTGAGCAACCAAATATATTAACGACTATTGAGTCTTTAAAAAGACAAGGTTTTTCTCAAGTAGAAGCAGAGCAAAGAGCCAAAACAGTATTAAGGGATTCCGGAGTAAAAACAGAAACAGAAACCCCAGTAATAATAAATGAAAGAGTTCAATTAGAATCACAGATTAAAAGACTATCAGAAAAAATGAGTGATTTTGAAAAATCTGGAACTGAACAAAGAATACTAGACAATCTTCAAATTGAAATAGATGCAAAAGTTGCAAGACTTAATGAGTTTGACGGTGTAACAGAAAGGACTATTAATGAATTATATTTTCCTGAAAAACCATTAAGGCAAAAGAAAACTGGCCCTACTTCTCGTCAAGAGCCGGTAAGTAAAGAGCGTGTAGGGGAGATTGTTAACCTTAGAAGGCAATCTTTCAAAGAAAGAACAGAAGCGTTAGAATCACAATTAAAAGAAAGAGATATAGCCGAGCAACAAAGACTTGACAAAACACTTCAAGAGAGAGATATATTTAATCGTCCCTTTAAGTCAAATCCTATGCTTGAGGTTCCTTTGCATCCGGCAGATGCAGGCAGAAGAGCAGTGGCAGAAATACAAGCAATAGAAACGGCACCACCCACCCCTAAAACAAGACCTACTGGCCCGACAGTTAAAAAGAAAAAACTAACCGGATTAGACTCGAAAGGCAACGCTAAAGACCACGATATAAAAACTGGTGATCAGGTATATGTAAATGAATCTGGTTATCTTGGGACTGTTAAAGGATTTAAGCGTGGAAAAGATTCTAATATAGTGACCATTGAAAATGAAAGAGGAAGAGAAAATTTAACAGATAGAAACCTATTTACCCCTAAAAAAGTATATGAGGAACGAGTTAATAGGAGAAATACAAAACCAGTATCTGAGCTACAGGGTCAAAAGAGAGTACAGGGATTTTTATTGCAAAAAGAATTTTCTGATTTTGATGCTACTTTAAAAGCTAATCAGGCAAGGTTAAATAATCCAAATTTAACAGAGACTGAAATAATAAGAACGGAAAAGTCTATTCAAAGATTAAATGAGTTGAAAAGAGATACTCAGGATCGTGCTCGGTCACAAGGCATTGAATTGCAAGCGTTTATGGGCATACCTAGTCTAAGACAATTAAGACAGTTGTTTGGGTCGGAAAGGTCAAGACCTAGAACGTTAAGAGATGTTGAGTTAGACAGATTGTATAATAATGCAATGCAAAGACTTGATAAAGAAGCACCTAAAGAAGAGGTGCAGATTGTTAAAAGTAAATCTGAGCAACCCGTTAAAGAAAGAAGTGATGTTTCAAAAGCTTTTAGTTGGTTTTCTGGTGATATGGTTCAGCGTGTAAGGGATATGGGAACCGAAACATCTCAGAGGGCGGCTGATTTAGCAAGAAAGTCAATAGACACTGAAAAGAAAGTTTATGGAGAAATAACACAAGAGCTAGACATTGTTTTAAAATCAGCGGGTAGTCCATTTTTTACACAAAAAGGAAGGGCAATTAAAGAACTTCAAAAGTTTGTAGATTTAACAATAGACGGAAAGGAAGTTAAAATGTCTCGCTTGCACGCCGCAATAGAGGGAAAGATACAAGTTAGCGGTAAAGAGATAGAAATAGTTAATGAGTTTAAAGACCTCATTGAAAAAAGAGGTTTAATATTTGAAAAAAATAATATAATGCAAGAAGGCCCAGACGGAGAGGTGAGACCATTTAAAGTTATGGGTAGAAACATAGCACCTAGAATTATGACAGGTGATTTTTATAGAATACTAGAACGTGGTGAGTCAAGTTCTGATTTTAAAAAATTGGTTAGAAAATTTGAAGATGCTACAGGTCAATCAGAACAGTCCGTTAGAGAGTATTTTGCAGAGCTTTCTCAAAATATAAAAGGGTCAGATTTTGTAGGGAATCAACTACCGACTAGAACAACTCAGGCAGAACACAGTCGTAAATGGAAAAACATACCACATGCTATTAAAATAGGTAATGATGTTGTCCCTTTGGTTGAATATCGTCCTTATGAATATGCTAAAAGATTAGCAGAGACTGGAGCAAGTCGTGTTGGAGTTGCAACAACCTTTGGTCAAGAGATAGCAGGAACAAGTATTATTAATGAGATGAAAACTCAAATATCGAGAGAGGGCGGTGATCCTATCGTGTTTCACGAGTTAATTAGGTCGTTAAGTAGTACACCCGTTGAGCCCTCTTTTAGGCAATCAGGAATAGGAACTACTGGATATGCAAGTAGAATAGCAAGGGGTTTGAATACGTCATTAAACATTTTAAAAACAACTACGTTGTCTCAGTCTATATTTCCAAATATAACAGAACCTCTTGGTAACATTAGAAAGCATGTAGGGATGCCTACATTAGCAAAAAGCATTTTTAAATTAACCACTAGCCCAAAAGCCATTCAGTCAGCCTTAGAGGCAAAAGGTGCTATAACAGTAGATATTGCCAATTTGTCTATTGATCCTCAAAGGCCATTGGAATCTTTGGGAAGGGGAACTGAGAATATTTTAAGAAGAGGGTTTGGATTTCACTACATTAACGAATTTCAAGAAGTATTAGCGGCAGAAAGCTACAGGCAAAAGACTGAGAGGTTTAAAAAAGGAAAAGGTAAGAGTAAGGACATTCAGTTGTTGCGAGAGATGGGTTATTCTGAGGCAGATGCGATACTTATGGTTTCTGGAAAAGCACCGCAACAAATGTATGATGCTATAATAAGGCGTGCTTCGGCATATATGACTGGAGGTGCCCAAAGGGGAGGTGAGCAGTCTCGGATAGAGCATAGTAGGTGGTATAACAGCTTAACAGCTTTCCAAACTTACGCAAATATGAAAAACAGATCTTTAATGAGTGCGGCCAGACTATCTATCAAATCTGGTGCTAAGGAGGCTTGGCAGGAAGGAAATCATAAAAAGTTTACAGATGCTAGTAGATTGGCACTGAGCGAGGTTTTAGGAACTGCTGTAGCTGGTATGACAACACAATTTATATTAGCAGGTGTCTATGGCGGTGGAGATAATATGAAAATTAAGTGGAATGAAGTTGTCGAAAATCCTTGGGAGTTTTTATTTGAGTCGTATGCGTACTCTGCTGTTGGTGGCGTTATGGGGTCAATAATTCAATCAACTGTTGATGGTAAGCTTAAAGATAATTTTTTAGAACTGTCTTACCCTGTTTCTGTTGTGTTAGAAATAGAAAAAGCAGTAAATGAAAAAGGTAAGTATAGCTATCTCGAAGGAATGGACAAAGCCATTGAAGTTGCTAAAAGATATTTCCCAGCTAACAGAGCATATAATACCTTATTGGTAGCTACTGGATTTGGAAATGAACAATCTCAAAAAGACGAAAATGCTATCAGGGCTTATTACAGATGGAAATTTAAAAATAAATATGGTGGATCATATACAGGTAATTTAGACAAAGAACAAAAAACTTTTCGTATAAATATGAAAAAAGCATACGAGTCACTAAAAAATCAGGAAGAGTACACCGCAGTTGACAACCATGTTATGAAAGCGTTAAAACTAACTGGTCGGGATGATAGGAGTGCTTTTAGTTCTATACTTGGAAAAAGATTACTCACAAAATCCAAAATTGCACCGGGAAAAAGTGAAGAAGTTTATGAAGAAAGAAAAGATGAACTTATAAGGACTATTGGTGAAGAAGCGTATGAAAGACTAGAACTCCATGATAAACTATTAGAAGAATATGCTAATTTTTGGAAAGATTAGCTATCATTAACTTTTAACCCTCTCTAATATTTCCTCTGCCCACTCTGGAAATCCTTGCTTCCTCCAAAACTCAGCAAGTCTTTTGTAGTATGTATTTAAACTAATTCTGTCAAGCTGTACCTCTTTCATAATTAATCTGAGTTCTGTAGCTTCTTCATCTCCTAGAAATTGATCTTCTTTTGGAAACTCGTCTAGTATATCCATTACAACCTCCCGCTAATTTGCAAAACTGTTAATCTGTCTGCTTTCTTTTTTGTGTATGTTGATCTTTGACCCTTTGTCATTCGCAACCAACAGTTTGGTAGCGATGAAACACGAGTGTCATAGCTACCTGCAATACCACAAAATTCTTTTTTAACATCGTCATGTTTGAAAATATCTGGGTTATAGGTGGAAACACAACAAAAACCACACACTTTATCAATCTTACTACATTTTTCAAACATCTCTCTAAAAAACACCCTCTATATTCGCCATATTCGCCATAAAAAAACTTTTTTAACATAAGTATCGCTTAAATAAATTACAAGGAATAAGGGGGCCGTAGCCCCCTTATTTAACAAAGAGGCTAGAAAGGACTCTGATCTTTCTTATAGGGCTCTTTAAATGTCCCAGATAGGTACCTATTGCCTTTATCGTCTTGATTGATCCACAAAGAGAAGTCTTTCTTCTCTCCGTTGACCATCCCGTTACCAGTGTAATCTGGTTTTTTATCGCCATCTTCTTTGTACTTGTTTTTCCACAGCTTGAAAGTGCTGTCTTTTGGTTTGTAATCGGCCATGCATGCCTCCTATTTATGAGATGGTTCAGTTTAGGTCTTTATGTGCCAACATAAAGTCTGATCTTATCTTGCTTCCTTCTTTATACCTAATACCAAACCATCTCGTTTGTTGTTCATGTCTTTTTTCTAATTCTATTAACCTTCTGTAAGCTGGGCCATTTTGCTGAACTCGATTGCTTTTCAAAAGTTTTTTATAAAATGCTATAACCGCTCTAGTCTTAACGTCATTTGGATTTCGTGCCATCTGCCATCTCCTTCATTATTGATAGTAAGTTTAAGAAGTACTCGTAATCTAATACGATAAAAGGTTTTCCCCTATCCTCTCTTATAACTACACCCTCTTCGCTTTTTTCTGGCTTGCACCACTTTGCAATTCTTGTTCTTCTTTTACAGCCGTAGTAGTGCCCTTCTATTTCTATGTCTCCCTGTTCGTGCTGTGCACCACCTCTATCACGATTAAATGCTTGGAGACCTACAGCCTTTGCCATCTTTACAGCTTGTCTTTGTAGCTCGGCACCTCTTTGCCTTGCTCTCTTACCTCTTCTTATATTCTCTGGGTTTTTCATACCGTTAATCAATCTCCTGTATGACAGAGCTCTCAACTACATGCTCTCCCTTTTTTCTATCCAGCATTGCATCGTTCTCCTTCTCAGACATTTGTTTTTCTATACTCTTCATATCTTTCAGTAAGGACTCGTACCTACCTCTGTAGTGTACCATGCTTGGATCATTCAAAGATATTTTTAATGCATTGATATGCAACTGAACCTCTTGCCTTGTGTATTTTATTTTAGCTGTGCATATATATTTATTCATACTATTTCATTTCCTTCTTTAAATGGTAGGTAGGCATTTGTTCTCATAATAATGCCACCGTTAATTGTTTTTTGTGTCCTTGTATTCTTAACGTCAAAATCAAACATAAAGTTCCCATATTTATTTGTAATCTTCCAATACATTACTATATCATCTTTGATAAGATATAGAAAACCAAGATATGGAACTCGTAACATTTCTGAAAGTCGTTTGCCATCCAGTATCTTTTCAAATGTTACAAGCCAAGACCCATACTCCATCAGTTGTATAAGGCCCATGTCTCTGCATTTGGATTCAAAAATACCTGACAGCTCATTATTTTTTATAATCACACCATCTATCTTAGCATCCATATCTTTATTTGTTTCTATCAGCATAGAACTGTTCTTATGCTTCTTGCAAATACTTTTCCTGATCTTCTCTAGCATCTTTTTTTCGTACTCTAGAGACTTCTGTCCTTTTGCAGTAAGTATATCCATTAGAATGGTACCTCAGCACTTTTAAATAATTGTATCACCCTGCCAACAGGATAGTACACTTCAGATTCAAAATCGTTCACAAACTTTTTCATAAATACATCTACTAATACTTTAGCACCCTTGATATCATGGAGATAAAGGTAGGGTAGTTGCCCACCCTTACCCTTATCTCTGCGGAGTTGCATCACAGAAAGGAACTTTGCGAAACCCCAGTTCTTTCTGTGTTCGTATAGACAATCGTCTACTTTTTTGTACCTAAAAACACCATCGTCTTTGACCACACATGCCTCGTACTCTGGGTGTTCTTTTCCATCTATTTCATACTCTGGCTTAAACACATCTGCCACATACCTACCAAACCTAACATTCTCAGATGTGCTCATGTCTGTTATGATTGCAGTATATCTGCCTGCGGGGACAGATTTACTAAACTGATTGTCATCAGCGGGATAAAATGCATCTCCAAAATCAACCATGTTAGAAGTGTTTCATAGTTCCTATCTTATCTAAACAAGCCTGTAGGTTTTCAAGAGTGATGTTACCGTTCTTAAGCTGATATAATACTTTATTCTTATCCTTCTGCCTTAAAGTAGCAACCGCTCTTTCGATCTCTCTTTTGATGTAATCTTCATCTGTTTCCTTGATTACTTCACCGTCAAACTTCTTTACTATTGCATCTTTCAGTTCACCGTTTGTCATCGCTTTGTTCTTGTCAAGAATACCCTTGATACCATCGTAACCGTGTATGATAAACTGCACCCACTTTTCCATTGTCTTCATATTATCAGGGTTTAACTCGTGTCCTTTCTCGATAAAGGCAACTGCGACACCATGTCGTATCTTGCCTTCTGTTATCTTATCCCAGTCGGGTTGTTTCTGATCGCTCATAGATCATCTCCTTTTTCTTTTAACCCCCCACCACATACTTGATAAAAGTTGCAGTACTTAATATTGCATTCCCACTTATAAGCAGGTGCAACCCCCAGTTCTATAGCAGGGTTTCCTTTTTTAAATCGTTTGTTTACATCATGCCAGTATTCTTTTGCTCTGTCTATATATGATGTCTGTATTCTCTTCTCTCTCATTCTTGAAGTATCTTTATTATAATATAGTAACGCCAGTTTCTTTAGTTTGTTCCCAAATTCTTTTTCATACCACCACCCATACGTTCCAAGCTGTAAGTAATAATTCTTGGGAGGATTAGGGTCTGGCTTTCTTCCAAAGATTGTTTTCCATTTCCATGCGTTACATGTTTTTATATCGTACAGTGCATTATCATCAACCATGACAACATCCAGAAACCCCCTTACATTTACTTCTGGAAGTTGTATCTCACGTTCAATTAATATCTGTGATCCGTTCAAACTTGCGTACTCCATCAGTGCTTCCTGTATATCTCCATGCACAAGGTCTCCAAGTCTAAATAATCTTAGTGTATCATCACCCACAGGAGTTGGTTTTACACCCGCAACATGCTGAAAGTAATGCTTACGCATACACATCCCAGAAGCGGAGGCGTGAAACCATTGCTCATGACCTTCATACCTTTTCTTGTAGTGTGCATCGTTACCTTTGCGAAGCCACTTATCGTATATGTCTTGTATGTCAATCATTAATGTTCCCCTGTGGTATGTGAAAGAAACAGGGCAGTCCCAGATGTGTAGTTGTGGTAAGGTAGAGTAGGAGCTTAGGAACTCTGACCTTGAGAACTGCCCTGTGCGGAGTCATTTATCTTTGTACTTTAATATGTCATGGTCACGTGAGTACAGAGTAATCTCTATATATTGACCGCTCTCTGTCCTGATGACCATAGTCCTGTAGTACTTGTTATGTCTACTCATTGAAGCCTCTAGTTTGCTAGTTTCTTCAATGGATACTGATGAGACACCGTGTATACTGATGTCTTGTATTTCACCCACTTGTAAGTTCATAGTTATCCTTTCCTTGTTGTTCTTCTGCCCACTTATCCAGAGCAGTATATTCCTCTGCCTCAGCCCTTGCAATATGTTCTAAGGCACGTTTTAGTCCACATATCTCTGCAAAGTAATAGTCGTTAGATGGGTTATCATCCCACAGTTCCTCTGCTTGAGTTATGTCTTTATTTATCCTGTACTTTAGTTTGCTCAACACGCTGAACATCGTCATCTCCTTTTATGTCGTATATGTCTCCAATATCGTAAGTAAATCCTGTCTTCGGATCGTACATGATAGGCACTCGTATATGCTTCTCTCCATTGAAGCCTTGATACTCGTACCGTACTCTAAGTGATTGTTGAAGCTTTTTATTTATTGTTACTTGTTTCATTTTGTACACCTATAACGACTAACTATATCAATAAGTTCCAAATTTTTTTCATATTCTTTTATCATTGCCTGTATGTCCTTGTAATAATCATACTCTTTATACGTTTTTATTTTGTGGCAGTTGCGACATCGCACCTCACACTTATCTATTTCTGCTTTAATTGTACTCCACTTGTACCCACTTCTGACCATGTAAGATACGCCTTCTGTTCTATGGAACTTTTTCTTAACTCCTCTAACATGATCAAACTCCAGAACTCGATGGTCTGTCGTACCGCAGTCCACACATCCCTTAGCAAAGTAGAGATATAAAATTCTTTCGTAGTTCTGATTGCGTAATCTTTCTTTTCTTTCTTTTACCTGCTGTAATCTTGACTCCCTGTTCTTTGCGTACCATTTCTTGTTGTGATAGTTGTTTTGACACTTCATGCAATAGTGCTGTCTGCCATCTGGCTTTTGCCTATTGATATAAAAATCTTTTTTAGGTTTGTCTTGTTTACAACTAGCACATCTTTTCATAATTCAACTACAGTCCTAATTTATTAATAATCAGAAATATATACTACCTTTATTTCTTAGCTGATTCTTTTGACTCTATTAAGTAAACAATCATCTCGTCCCACATGCTTACATCCCACTTTTCTTTAATAGCCAGTACAGACTTCTTCAGTTGATATGCACGGTTTCTAACATCCTGCATGTCCTCTTCCATTTTAGCTTTGTCTTTACTGTCCACTACTTACTCCTTTTTTGTGGGGCGGGTTGCCCCGCCCCGTTTTAGTTTACGCTACCTCTTCCTCTAAAGGGTACTGTTCATACTCACCAAGCTTCTCAAGGATATCTTGAACTGAATCCCATAATGCAGAAAATCTCATATTTCTTACATTGCTGTCGTCCAACCTACCCTGATTGCAATCCCAATTATATTTATTCACATACTTTAAAACTTCTAACATTTCAGATGCATGTGTTATTAGTTTAGCATTGCCTTTTATTTCTTCTTGACTTTTCACTTTAACTCCTTTTTGTTGTGGCACTTTTTTTGTGTGCCGTTTACTCTTATACGCTCTAAGTTTCAAAAAGTTCCAAATTAATTTCCAAGAGGGGAAACAATATATCGGTAACATCGCCTATCTAATCGGTTACGATATGAAAATTCAGCGAATCGTATAACTCGATTATGTTCTGCAACAAAAACCATTTTCACATAATCCCTAATATGTTTAGGTATCCTCTTTCCTTTTCCCCACCGCAATGTTCTATTGTCTCCCCAATTATGGTAACTGAACTCGCTAGGCATTGCACCACACATGCCTAGCAATAGCATTATTTTAGCTTCTATGGGCGTTTTATGGTTGTAGCTATACTTTACCATACCTATTCGTCTGGTGTCTCAAAACAATAGACTTCCACATGGGTGTGGCAATCATAGTTGGAGCAGGAAAAGTTGGATGCGATACCTTCCCTGCTCTCATCGTACAATACATCTTGTATGTCGTGGTCTCCACCCCATATTAATTCAGAGTTACAATGCCAACATCTGAACTTCTGGAAATCGTTTGGATCACACAATGCAAGTCGCTCTTTTAATTTTTTTATCTTATCTTCTCTTCTTTCTACCATGCTTTCATACTTTAACATTTCAAGGTAGTAATGTTGTGCCTCTTCCTGAGAGATAGACAAGTCGTGTAACTTCACATCCTTTCTGTGCTTCACTTGCCTCTCCAATCTTGAATGGTGTACATAACCATGCAAATAGCAAACAACACCATCGTTAGGGACACTAAACTCATTGAAAAAACAAATAAGTTAACAACCCACTCCCATATATCCATGACTATCATTTTTTCCTCTTCTTTTTTCCCATTACATACGTCATTTGTCCTATATTTATATCTACCCTATCTGAGATTGTATCGTCTACAAAATCAAGCGGATGAATACTATCGTCCAGAAAAGCAAAGATTTGTAGTTCTGGGTCGCATTTCTGAAGAGCTTTTATTAATTCATGAACCTTCATTTTCCCTCCTTAAGTTTTTGAATTTCTGTTTTGATGTACCACCTCATTAGGTAGTGGTATACAAGGTGCAATACTGCAAGGTACACCACGATAAACACATCAAAACCATTCTCTGATAAAGACTGTAACCAATGTATCATTCTTCCTCCTGCTTTGCCCTTGCAATATAGTATGCACTAATCACTTGACTCATCAACTCTGGTGCAACATTATGCTCGTCCATTAACTGCTCTGATATATCCTCTATTGCTTGATCTAAGTCAGAGAAAAAATCCTCTGCTAGTTCATCAATGGCTATGTCGGTTTCGTTTGTCATTTCTTTGCTCTCCTTTTGTATTTTCTTTTCTTTCTGGGTTTTACAGAGGTTGGTTTATCTCCAAGAATTATCCTTGTTACCAACTCCATTGTCTTTACAAAACTATTCACTATCCCCTCCTTGTTTCTTGTATGTTCTTATCATAGCTACCAATAGCAACAGATAGTTAATGATGTCCATTATCCTGCCTTCTATCCCTTCGGAATATTCTTTGCCATCCTTAAAGTAATTAAATACACTACTCGTATGCTTGAGTAAATATACAGATAGCACTTGCATAGGTGATAGTCCTAAAGTTTTTGCAATGTTCTCGAAGTTCCACAAAACGTTCTCGTGATGATTACCTTCTGTGTATTCAATCCTCTTGCGATCTGAAAGTTCCAACGTTTCTGTAAGAAACTTCCCTCTCATAACTTGATAGTCTTTAGCGTTCATTCTTACCCCTCTCTTATGTTTACAACCTCTAGCAAGTCAGCATTTAAAAATGCATCTGCCTCAAATCCTTCATCTGTTGGTGCTAGGTCAAAATCGTCACACAACTTTTTTAAGGCGCTCTCCTCGTTCTTTGCATCAACCTCATAGATAAGCCACTTTTTTACTTCGTATATATATCTCTTAACTTTCTTTGTTGCCTTATGATTTTCTTTCCACTCCTCAATAGACTTACGCTCTTGCTCTTCTGCAAGTTTCTCAAAGTAATCTGTTTCTGTAATGTTACCCATTTGTTTCTCCTTTTTTTTCATTGGATATGGCATGTATACGCTCCCTATGTTTAATTAGTTCCAATTTATTTTACTCTATAAACCTTTTATTTACTTTATGCTTCAAACTCTTTTTGCTTCTGTTCAATAAAATTATCTAGGTCTTTGTTTACAAAAATAGAAGTTCTTTTATAATCTTCGTAAGTTTTAAAAACTGATTTCATAACCAACATTAAAACTTTCATATACTTGTCTTCGATTATTTTTATTTGTCTTTTTTTGTATTTCTTTTTCCTCAATATTTCAAATAGGAGCCTAGTTGTTTGCTCTAATAAAATAACATTATGTTTTATTTCATTCATTTGCATTACTCTTCCTCCCCGTCGTGTTCTCGTATTGCCTCTTGTCGCTCCTCCCACAGATGTGTAGCCACCTCATAGAAATTGACCTCTCTTATAGAACTGTTTACCATGTCAGAAATAAATCCGTGTTCATATTCGCATGAAGTCAGCACATCATCAGCCATTTCTTCAGCCCACCCTTCCAACCTTTTACTGAGTTCGTACTCATGTTCAGAATCAAAGGTAAGTTTTAAAGCGTAACTGTAGTCTGCTTCTCCGTTTGTAATCCATAAGTTAAAGTTCCATGTCTCAAAATTTGTCCATCCGTTGTATTTACTACTCATTTTTATAACTCCTTTTTATTAGTCTTGTCTTTTGTAGTTTACAAGGGTAAGTAAAACCTTGTTTTTTTTCATATCTTTTAAGTACCAATCAACGATGTTACTTCTTGATTCCTTCATAAAAATTGTTTTTTCTTTTTGATAGTCTTTTTCATTGAAAAATTTCCCTTCTTGTTTTCCAACCCACACATCTTTTTCTTTAATTGTAAATTGTCTCACGTTAAACGCTCCTTTTATTGTTTGTTTACTTATTATACTGCACTCTTTATTAAAAGTTCCAAATTTTGTGAGCCGAGGAGGAGTCGAACCTCCGATTATTACTCTACCACTTTTACCCATTGTTAAGAGGGGCAACAAGGCTCTATTCCTTACGCTCTGTCCAATCTTAAATTGGCACACTCTACTTCTAGAGTCTTTCACACATTTCCATAGATTTACTTTTCACCTTGTATCGGCTCTATTACTTCTATAACTGCAATATTACTTAAAAGTTCCAAATTATTTTTTATTTATTGTTAATATGTTGATCATGTCTTTTATGCTGGTATCTAACTCATTTTCAAATCTTTTTAAAGATGCTTTTTTATTTATGGTATATACTCCGTTTTCATCTTTATTTAAAATAATTTTTATTTCATGACCTATCTCATAATATATTTTATCTTTTTCCATTTTGCCCCCTAAAGGGGATGCTTTACACATCCCCTTTAATTTGTGTAAGTTAGTTTGTTTTCTGTACTTCGTATCCGTACTCAGAACCTACATAATTTATATGTTTTGATGTAGTCACAGACCACCACCCCAACGGGGTTATAGTTCTGTCTCTGTGATTTATCTCTGCTACTCTTGTTCCGTAACTATATACTGCATCGTCTGTTGCTCTGAGATTTAGTTTGTATCTCTTAAACGTTCCCATTTTTTACACTCCTTTTTATTTACTTGTTATACGTTTAATTTTTCTTTTAGTACTGTTTTTAATGTTTGTATCTCGTTTTTAACTGTGTTTTCTATACTTTCCAAGCACCACATAA